ATGCGCTGCCTGCGGCTCAGCTTGCCAAGCTGCGCGGCGACTTCGTGGAGTGATGAAGATGACAACCCCAACCAGAGTAACCAAAGAGGCTCTCTTGGCCAAGATCGCAGCTGTCGACTACGTGGTGATGCCAGATGGTCGAACCACCATCTGTCAGCTCACGATGCAGAACGGCTTCACCGTCCGCGGAGAGTCCAGCTGTGTGAGCGCCGAGAACTTCAACAAGGAGCTTGGCGAGAACTACGCCTATGAGAAGGCGTTCGACGCCGCCTGGGCGTTTGAAGGTTATCTGCTTGCCGAACTGAGCCACCGCGAGGCCCGCGGCGACGAAAACCGGCATCGCGAAGAGCAGGAGAAGGCCCGGCGAGATGTGCTTTTGGCCCTGATGGATATGCTCATGGTCAGTGACACCGACGCCCTCCTTCGCAGGGTGACGGGTCTTCGCGAGGCCCACACCGTCGTGGGTTCGTTTGGCTGGGCGCTGGAACGGCTGAACGAGGGCTCTCGCGTCGCAAGGGCTGGCTGGAACGGCAAGGGCATGTGGCTTTGCTACATCAAGCCAGGAAACGCCATGTGCAACGGGTTCGACATGCAACCGTGCATCGGGATGAAGACTGTTGACAGCAAGATGCAGCCCGGTTGGGCGCCGAGCCAGCAAGACATGCTTGCTTTGGACTGGGAAGAAGTCCTGTAACAAAAACAACTACGAAAGGAAAACAAATGACACAAAGCAATCTGAATTTCGGCCAGGCCTTGGAGCTACTCAAGCAAGGCAAGAAGGTGGCCCGTGCCGGCTGGAACGGTAAGGGCTTGTGGGTCGAACTACAAACCCCGGACGAGCACAGCAAGATGACGCTACCTTACCTGTACCTCAACTACCCGACCGACGCGCAAAACACGCCCGGCGCACGGGTTCCGTGGCTCGCATCCCAGACCGACATGCTGGCCGAAGACTGGGTGATCGTCTAATGAGCCTCATCAGAATCGGAGACGGGTGCTGGATCGCGAGCGACACCATCGCTGAAGTCAGTGTGAACCCACAGGCCAACGTGCTGACGGTTCGCACCAAGAACGGCATTGGGCACTCGGTTCATCCCGACGACGGCTTCAGCATCTACAAAACCGCTGACAGATTGATCGACGAGATCAACAAGGCGACCTGAATCTTCAACGCGAAAGGAAGGTGATCCAGTGCTTCATGTTGTTGCCGACACTCACACTGTCTGATAGAGTCTCACCGCTGGCATGTCACGCACATGCCAGCGGGTTTCAAAACCCTGACAGGCGGTTTGTAGCATGTCACCTCGCAACCCACCGGCGAACAGGTGGGCGACTCGACCTCGTTAAGGCCGTGTTCTTCGCATTTTGCCAGCGACACAGGCAGACGCAGACACCGCGAGAGTGTGTTGGGGCGCGAAAGCGCACTGCGAAATCCACGGCTCACACATAACGGAGGTTCCGAATGAGTCTGACTAACTTTGCACTGCTCACCAATGAGCAAAAGACCACTTGGTCCAAAGACCTGTGGCGACAAGCCCGCAACTACAGCTTCGTCAACCAGTTCTCTGGTTCTGACTCCAACTCGGTCATCCAGCACATCACCGAGCTGAAGAAGTCCGAGAAGGGCGCCCGCGCAGTCATCACCTTGCTGGCCGACCTCGAAGGCGACGGCGTTGCCGGTGACCGCACCCTGGAAGGCAACGAAGAGACGATGAAGTCCTTCGATCAGGTCATCCGTATCGACCAGATTCGTCATGCCAACCGCCACGAAGGCCGCATGGCCGACCAGAAATCCGTCGTCACCTTCCGCGAAAACAGTCGCGACGTCTTGGCCTACTGGCTGGCCGACCGCATCGACCAGATGGCCCTCCTGACCATGGCCGGCATGAGCTACGGCACCAAGAACTCCGGCGGTATCCGCCCTGGCTCCGACATGGTGAATCTCGAGTTCGCCGCCGACGTCACCGCGCCGTCCTCCAAGCGCCTGATGACCTGGGACAAGGCATCCGGCGGCCTGCTGCCCCCGAGCCAGAAGACCAACACCTCGGCCGGCTTTCTCGCCGCCGACACCCCGAGCTGGGAGCTCTTTGTCCAGCTGAAGGCCTATGCCAAGGACAACTACATCCGTGGCGTCAAGGAAAACGGTGGCCAGGAGACCTACCACATCTTCCTGAGCCCGCAGGCCATGGCCAAGCTCAAGCTCGACCCGACCTACCTGCTGAACCTGCGCCACGCCATGCCGCGTGACAAGGGCAACCCGCTCTTCACCGGTGGCACCGTTCGCATCGACGACCTCTACATCCATGAGTTCCGTCATGTGCCGAACACCCGCACCGCCGCCGCCGGCTCCAAGTGGGGTAACGCCGGCACCGTCGACGGCTGCCGCATGCTGTTCTGCGGCGCCCAGGCGCTCGGCTTCGCCGACATCGGCAACCCGGAGTGGGTCGAGAAGGGCTTCGACTACGAGAACCAGCAGGGCATCAGCACCGGCAAGATTCTCGGCTTCCTGAAGCCGAAGTTCTATTCCCAGTACAGCGGCGGCACTGTCGAAGACTTCGGTCTGATCGCAGTCGACGTGGCTCAATAAGGAGAATCACATGCCCAAACTGCAAGCTACCCGCGGCGCCCAGTACCTGCTCGTCGAAGAGTTTGTCCTTACTCACCATAACTGGGTGGTGGACAGCGCCGACGGCGCCAAGAAGACCTTCGGTTCCACCGTTGCGGCCTCGACCGATCCGGCCGAGACCCTGCTGACCGGCCCCGTGGCCAACACCGTCGTGTTCGACGGGATGTTCATCCCGCGCGGCGCCGTCATCACCGGCGGCGAGGTGATCGTCGAACAGGCATACGTAGGCTCCACCGCCGCCACCCTGTCCGTCGGCATCGCCGGCTCGGCGACCGCCCTGGCCAACGCCGTTGATCTGAAGACTGCCGGTCGCACCGCGCTCACCCTGAGCAACGTGACCCAGCTGCTCTGCAACGACGGCGCGAACATCCGCCTGACCCTGGCCTACACCGTGGCCAACGCCACGGCCGGCAAGGCCCGGGTGCGCGTGACCTACACCCTCGACGGTCGCATCCACGAAGCTGTCACCAGCTAAACCAAACCGCTGAGCCCTTCGGGGCTCAGCTTGCAAGGAGAAGACGATGAGTGAAGTGAAACTCCCCCATTTCGTGCTGAACCGGAACCACACCCTGATCTCCAAGACCGGCCTCGCCGTGCGCTTCGAGAAGGGCGTGGCCCGTCCGGTGCAGCTTATCCTCGTACCCGAGGTGGTCGGCATCGGCGCAGAGCGTGTCGACGGCGAGCAGGGCGAGGGGTTCGAAGAAGAGAAGCGCCTGCCCGAGGAGCCCCAGGGCCACGAGCGCGAAGAGCTGATCAAGGCCGCCATCGAAGACCTCGTCGAGCGCAACAGCTCGAAGGATTTCAACGCTGGTGGCGTGCCGAAACCCGCGGCCATCAAGGCCATTGTCGGCTTCCTGCCAGAGGCTGA